ATCAGTAGGACCAGCTCAAGTACCAACAGGATATGATGAAAAAGAACCAGGACGCCCAACTGAAAAACCCCAAAATTATGGTTCAGATAAAGGAAACTTTAGTAGAGATCCTTTAGGGAAAGGGGGATTATCAGTAGACCGACCAGAAAAGTTTTCAGATGGTAATAAAGTTTCTACTTTTGAAATTGCAAATCTTAAAAAATCTCTTCAAAAAGTTGTTAATAAAAAACAGGTTTTGAAAGAAGAAGAGGAAAACGGAATGTTATCTGAAAAAAATATCAAGCCTCAGAAGTAGGTTTATATTTATATACGATAAATTCGAATTTATAAAAAATGAAAGTAAAACATTCTAAGTACAAGAATACTGGAATACTATTTGAGCTTTTAACTAGGCAGTTAACCTCTGATACTATTGCAGGAAATCAACCAAAATCCCTGTCTTTTTTAAAAAAACACTTTAATAAAAAAACAGAATTATTAAAAGAGTATAAAATATATCATACTTTAGCTACTCAAAAATATAATAAAGATAGTCAAGCTACAATGTTAATTAATACATTGATAGAAGCACATGAAAAATTAAATAAAAGCCAGTTAAGAAGAGAAAAATATAATTTAATTAAAGAAATTAAAGAAACTTATAATGTAAATGATTTCTTTAAAGCTAAAATAACAGATTATAAAGTAATGGCATCTATTTTTAATTTATTAGAAAATAAAGAAGCTTCACCTTTATCTATAGTTAATTCTAAAACAACAATATTAGAACATATAACAGGAAAGCAATTATCTAATAATAAAAAGAATGTTGTATTAGAAAATTTTAATAAACAAGACAGTGATACTAGATTACTTACTTATAAAGTTTTACTTGAAAAATTTAATGACAAATATAGTGGATTACAAGATAACCAAAAAACATTATTGAAAGAATATGTTAACAGCGTTACTAACAGTCCTGCTCTTAAATCTTATATCAACCAAGAAATTAAAGAAGTTAAAAAAATACTTACAAAATATTCTAAAAAAGTTGAAGATAAAGCAATAGAAATAAAATTACAAGAAACAAAAGATCTTATTAAACCATTATCTAAAAAATCATCTGTAAATGATGATAATGTTATTAACTTACTTAACTATTATGAATTAGTAAATGAGTTAAAAACAATCCATGGTTAGTCTTTTAGATATATATAATATAAAAGAATCTTCTTTTAGTGAATTAAAAAAAGATAGAAATCCCGCTAGAGGAAATAAAGGCAAAACAGATGCAAAAGATTATTATCTTGTAGATGAACCTGCAGATTCAGAAACAGGAAATATAAAGTCTAAAGTAGTATATAAACGTTCTTTTGGTAAAATGGTAGCAGATTTAGAAGCAGAAGCAATTGATTTTAAAAAACTATCAGATGAAAACTCAGATGATATGGTATTATATAATTTATCTGAAGAATTAAAAGAATTATATAATAAATTTAGGACACATGTTAGAAAAAAGTATCCTGAAGAATATAAAAAAATACAAGAAAAAGAAATAGATGAAGCTAATGTAACAGGAACAGGAGCTTCGTTTAGTGCAGGAAATAGTATGACTTATGCTACACCTTTTGCATTTAAAAAAAAACGTAAAAAAGAAAACTAATATGTTATTAACAGAATATAGACCATTTCAAGTAGATAAACAACTAGCAGAACAAGCTATTAAAGCAAATAAACCTTTAGTAGTATCTGGTATTTTACAACGAGCTGAAGCTAAAAATCAAAATGGTAGAGTTTACCCTACAGAAATTTTAAAAAGAGAAGTTGAAGAATATATGAAGGGCCCAGTAACTGAAAATAGAGCAATGGGTGAATTAGATCATCCAGAAAGTTCTGTAATTAATTTACAAAATGTTTCTCACACAATTAAAAGATGTTGGTGGGACGGAGATGATGTAATGGGAGATGTAGAAATATTAAGTACACCTGCGGGAAATATATTGAAAGCATTATTTGCAGCTGGTATTACAGTTGGTATTTCATCTCGTGGTATGGGTTCAGTAAAAGAAAACATGATGGAAGGTACAGTTGAAGTACAAGATGATTTTGAATTATTATGTTGGGATTTTGTTTCAACTCCCTCTACACATGGGGCATTTATGGCACCTAAAACTAATGTAAGTCTTAATGAAATTAAAAATAAATTACCTGAATATAAATACACTAATGTAAACAATATTGTTCGTGATATTTTATGTGATAATACAGGTGTTTGTAGATTATAATAATTATGAAAAAAATACAACTAACAGAACGATTTCAACAATTAGCAGGTATTAAACCTTTATACGAGCAAGATGCCCAACCTTTAATAGAACCAATAAATAAACTTCACGTTGATGAAGTCCTATTAGACGATTTAGATTTTGAAACACTTAAATCAGCTTTCCCTGGATATTACCAAAATGAAAAATTTACACGTCCCCAAACAGGCGAACCTTATTATAGCGATAGTATTTCATTTCCTAATTTAGATGATAGCATGAGTCAAATAGGAGATCCAGAAGCATTAGAAGATTGGAAAGATAAAGTAAGAAGACGATTTGGAGACGTTATAATTAAATTTAATGATAAAGCAAAAAATTGGTTTGACAAAGTATTTGTAGATGATGATGCATTTAATGCTGCAAGAGATAGATTTATTAGAGGAAAAATGTCAGCTATGCAAAGAGACCAAGAATTAGGTAGAAGTATAGATTAAAAAAAAGTTATGTTAAAAAAAGAGTTTAAACAAAAAGACGTAAACAGAGCTCGTAATTTAATTATGGGTAAAACTGACGCATCTACAAGTACACAAATAGGTTATAATACAAAACAAAAAGACTATAAAGAGGGTGATGTTTGGACAGAAGGAAGAAAAACATGGACTATTAAAAATGGTATAAAACAAACTATTTCTAAATTAGATAAAATTAAAAAAGAAGTATTTATGCCCTTATGTTGTCCTGAATGTGGTAATGTAATGAAAAAACGTTTAGATAAACCTCATTATAGAATTCATAAAAAATGTTATGATTGTGTTATAGATTTTGAAGGTAAATTAATAGTTCGAGGAGAATATGAAGACTATAAAAATAAATTAAAAGGAAAAAATAGTATTGATATTTTAAATGAATTAGAATCAACTTTATTATCTGCAGTAAATGTGTCTAATTCAAACTTTGTATCAGAAGATGGTGTTGTTGAAAAATGGGTAGGAGGTATAGATAAAGAAAAATTCACTGAAGAAATAAAAACAGCAGCTAAAGCTAAAAGAAAACACATAAATAAACAATTAAATGACTAAGCGACAACTTAGAGAATTAATTAGAAATGCTATAAAAGAATACATGGGTACTGGATCTAGTGGGGGAAATGCTGGTGATGGTAATAGTATACCTTCTCAACGTATGGGTGGGGGATCATTTGCTGATGATGAATCAGAAATGGAATATTATAACAATAAAAATGTAGGTTATGGAGCTATGGGGAACCATACAAGTGGTATGGAAAAACAACAACCTATAGGAAATCCCAATAGAACAAGAAATACAAGATTCTAGCGAAAAAATTTGGTTTTTCCAGATTTTTTTCATATGTATGGCAAACAATAAAGGTTACAAAAACAATTAACTCCTATGAGAGATTAAAAAAAACATAAAGTACTAAGGTACTTCAAAAGCACAAGAACGGTAGTCAGCTGTTCTCGTTTTCAACTAATTAAAATAAATATTAACTAAAAACAAAATTATGAAAAATTTAATTATGACACTAGCTGTAGCAATTCTAACGACATTTGCAGCATCAGCTCAATTTATGGTAGTTACTACTGTAAACACTCCTGACAGCGATATGAACGAAGAATGGGGTACAACAAACTTTACTGACAACATTGGTATCGGGTATATTTACAACGATAAATGTGTTGCTGGTATAGTAAAATCAGGCGAAGATTACGATCTATGGGGACGTTACCTATGGAACGCAAACTTGTTTGTTTCGGTTCAAGCACCAACAGAAGAATTATTAGACAACTTAACAGTTGGACTTGGTTATTCTTTTGATGTGTGGAAAGGACTTCACGTTGAACCTAACTATAGTATGGGTTTAAATGAAGATGAAAATGGTGAAAGAGATGGTACTTTCAATTTAGGTTTATCTTATAAATTTTAAACTAGGTATTAATTAAAAAAAGTCCTGGTAACAGGCATTAAAAAAATGGAAAAAGTATTTTCAATAGTAAGTGGATTTTTAGGTGGATTAGGAGCATTATTTATGGCTTTAATTCCAGTATCAATCCTTTGGTTCGTTTTAACAGGCGGATATGTATTTGGAATGGATGTAATTGCTAACCTAACTTCATTAGTAAATGGATTTGGTAACGGTGGTTTCGTAGGATTAGTAGTATTAATTCTAGTAGCATCTTTCTTTACAAGTAAAAAATAATATTTAATTAAATATTTCATTAAAGGCGCCTATGGCGCCTTTTTTGGTTTCCTTCCTCTTATTATATGTATGTTTGAAACATACGCGCTTCCCAATAAGCCGTCCCTGATTATTTATAACCCTATTAAGGATCCTAATATCCTTATTTCCCGTACAATTAATTAACGAGACTCGAAAGAGAAAAAACTATTTAAAAATGGCAAAAAACATTTTAAAAGAAGCTATCGCTGACGCTAAGGCAGTTCGTGAAGTTGCTCTTGCAAATGCAAAGGCCGCATTAGAAGAAGCTTTTACACCAAAATTACAATCTATGTTATCAGCTAAATTATCTGAAACTTTAAATGAGGAAGACGAAGACATTAAAGAAGAAGAAGAATTAGATGAAATGGTAGATATGGATGAAGAAGATACTATAGACGAAGCAGATACAGATGAAAAAGATACTGTAGATGAAATGGCTATGTATGATGAAGACGATGTAGAAGAAAATTTAGATGAGGAAATTGATTTGGAAGAAATTCTTAGTGAATTAGAATTAGACGAAGATGATAGTGAAGATACAATGGAAGAAGGTAAAGGAAAAGATTTAGATGGAGATGGTGATATTGATTCAGATGATTACTTAAAAGCTAAAGATAACGCTATTAAGAAAAATATGAAAAAAGAAAACACTGAAGATTTTGACCTTGACGTTCTTCTTGAGGAAATTAATAATTTGGAAGAAGATACTATAGATGAAATGGATTCATATGATGAAGACCTAGATGAAGGTCACTGTGCAGAAGGTATGTACATGACTAAAGAAGGTCATTGTATGGAAATGGCTATGTATGATGAAGACGAAGAATTAAATGAAGGACCGGAAGTTTTTACAGCAATGGCAGGACTAGCAGGTGTATTTGGAGCAGCAGGTATAACAGCCGCTTTAGAAACAGCAGCTGATGACCCATCATTTAAAGAAAAACATCCAAAAGCCGCGGATGCACTTAAAAAGATTTTTGGTTTTATGAGTAAAATCGGAGGAGCTGCAGCTAGTGGAATTAAAGAAGAAGAAACAGATTCTAACTTAGAAGAATATGTATCAGATTTAGCTTATGAAGAACTTAGAGAATCAAGAAAAGCTCTTAATGCAGTTAAAACTGAACTTAACGAAGTTAATTTGTTAAATTCTAAATTGTTATATGTTAATAGAATCTTTAAAGCAAACAACTTGGATGAAGCACAAAAACTACGTGTAGTTGAAACTTTAGACAATGCGACAAACGTTAAAGAAGCTAAATTAATATATGAAACAATTAAGGATACGTTTAATATTTCATCAGGAAATAAAACAGCTCCTAAAAAATCAATCAGAGAAAATTTTGGAATGGCTTCAAAAGCTACAGGAACATCTACAGCTCCAAAGAAACCAATTCTTAATGAATCAAATGATATGATGGCTAGAATGCAAAAGCTGGCAAACATTAAAATTAATTAATAATTCATTTAAAAAAAAATAAAAATGAACACAGTAAACAACTTATTAGAAGGCTCAAGCCCTTACCAAGTTCTTTCCGAGCAAGCAGCTAAATTAGCTGGAAAATGGGATAAATCAGGACTTTTAGAGGGAATCGAATCTTCTACGGAAAAGAATAACATGTCAATGTTATTAGAAAATCAAGCTAAACAGCTTGTAAACGAAGCTAATTCTACAG